TTAGTTTTTCAAAGTGATAGAAATTTAGTTTTATATGATAGCAATAATAGTCCTATATTCGCAAGTAATACTTCTACAAGTGATAGAGATAAAAAAGAAAATATTGTTGAATTAGAACAAAATGAAAGTATTGAAAAAGTAAAACAATTAAAAACTTATAGATATAATTATATTGATGATACTGAAAAAACACCTCAAATAGGTTTTATGGCTGACGAAACAAAACCACTAATACCTGAATGTATCAAAACTATTACTAACGGTGATATAACAGGTAATCTATTATATAAAGAAAACATAGTGCCTCATTTAGTAAATACTATTCAATCACTATTATCAAAAGTTGAATCATTAGAAAGTAGAATAAGCCAGTTAGAATCTTGATCTTCATAATAAATATATAATATAAAAATATATGCCTTATCACACTAAAAAAAAAGATGATAAAATTAAAATGGTTATTATGATTAAAAAAAAAGATACAAAAATGAAACCAAAAAAAGAATTAACTAAAGTTCAAAAAGATTTAATGAAAGAACATAAAGATCATCATACTAAAAAACACATGGATATGATGAAGAAAGCTATGTTAAGTGGATTATGCTTTCAAGATGCACATGCGATTGCGATGCGTAAAGTAGGTAAATAATTAAATAAAAATATTATAATAAAATATATGAGTAAATTTTTAGATAAAGAATTATACTTTAAATCAAAAAGAATAGCAGATAATACATATGAAAAACATAGTGCTTATAAATCTATGTTTTTAGTTAATACATATAAAAAATTAGGTGGTAAAATAGATGATTCTATAAAAAATAAAAGTGGTACCGAAAAATGGAATAATGAAAAATGGAAAAATTTAACACCTTATGCATTAGGTAATGTAAAATCTATAAAAAAAACTCCAGCATGCGGTTATAGGGGTAAAAATCAAAAAGATAATCCTTCAATATGCAGACCAACTGTAAAAATTGATAAAGATACACCTAAACTAGCACAAAATTATACTAAATCACAAATTAAAAAAGCTTTAAAAATAAAATTAACAGGTAAAAATATTAAATGGGATAAATTATAATTATATAATATATTTAAAATTTTTTATCTAAATTAATATAAATGGAAATTATTTTAAATTGTGATTTAGAATATCAATTAAAAAAAGATTTCAAAAAATTTAAATCAATGATGCTTGATTTAGATGAAAAAAATATTGATATATTTGAAGATGAAGATAAAGCATGGAATTTATATATATTAAGTATTGTATGGGACAATGATGCTATGGTTAAATGTATAAAAAAATTATTATATAATGGAATTAGTAAAAAACTAATTAATGATTATTTTAAGAATTTTATTAAAATGAAATATAAGATACAGAATGGAATATGGAGCTGGAATGAAATAGATGAATATGATATTGATTTTAATGATGTAAAAAAAACTAGTATAGGTATGTCTTTTTTCTGATGTATATATATATGACACCTAAATTTGAAAAATCAAAAAAAAAATATAAAAAATATTCTGTAATCACACCTAAAGGGAATAAAATAGATTTTGGAGATAAAAGATACAAACATTTTAAAGATACTACTGATTTAAAATTATATTCTGATTTAAATCATAATAATAAAAAAAGACAAAAAAATTATTGTAAAAGATCTGGAGCTATTAAAGATAAAAAAGGTGAATTAACTAAAAATAATAAGGAGAGTGCTAATCATTATTCCATGAAGTATTTGTGGTCGTGTGATAAATTATAAATTTATTTTATTTATATAGTTATATATGATTACAGCACCTGTAGATATTGTAGCACTAACCTCAATAACAATTGGAGGAATTGTATCTATAATCTCATCTACACAAAATTCTAAATGTGAAAAATTAACGTGTTGCTGGGGATTCTGTGATTGTATTCGGAAACCTGACTTTAATAAAATATCTAAACAAGAATAAGTTATTTTAATCATTTTTTTTTCTAATTTATAATTAAAAATGACATATAAACAAATAAATGGATATGAGGGTATATACTGGATAAATAAAAATGGTATGATTATAAATAAACATTATAAACTAATTAAATTGCATCAGAATAATATGGGCTATCTAATGATAAATTTACATAAAAATGGATTAGTAAAAGGTTATTTGATTCATAGGTTAATTGCTTTACATTTTTTAGAATGTCCTGATAAATCATTAAAATATATAGATCATATAAACGGAAATATTTTAGATAATAGATTGGAAAATTTAAGATATATAGATGCATCAGGTAATTCTAGAAATAAACGATTAAAAAAAAATACTAAATCAGGAATTACAGGAGTATATATATCTAAAAACAAGTTTATAAGTATGATACGGAATGAATCAGGAAAAAAAGTGTATTTAGGTACATTTAATACGGCTCAAGAAGCATCAAAAAAATATCAAGAAGAATATAATAAATTAATGAATAAATTTGAATTTACAAGAATAATTTAATATCTTTATATCTAAAATTGATTTAGAATAATATTAATAATAATATACTATGAGTGTAATATATAAAATATATTGTAAAGATGAAAATATTAAAGATTGTTATGTAGGTTCTACTAATGATTTACATAAAAGAAAAAACGAACATAAAAATAAATGTAATAATAGTAATAGTAAAGAATATAATTATAAAGTTTATGAATTTATAAGAGCCAATGGTGGATTTGAAAATTTTGATTTTATGATTTTAGAACAATTTGAAAATAAAATGATTAAACAAGATTTATTAAAAATAGAAGGTCAATATATTAAAAATAATAATACTACTTTAAATTCTAATGTTGCTGGTAGAACAGTAAAAGATTATAAAGAAGAAAATAAAGAAAAAATGCAAAAATATCATAAAGAATATTATGAAGAAAATAAAAAAAATATATTAGAATATGCTAAAAACTATAGAGAAGATAATAAAAAACAAATAAATGAAAAAAAAAAAGCAAATTATGAAGATAATAAAGAAAAAATATTAGAAAAACAAAAAGAATATTATCAAAAAAATAAAGAAAAAAGAAAAGAATATTATGAAGATAATAAACAACAAATAAATGAAAAAAGAAAAGAAAAAGTAGAATGTATATATTGTAAAGCCTTAATAACAAACTGTAATATATTAAGACACCAACGAACTATAAAATGTTTATCTTTTCAAAATACTAATCAAATTTAATCTTCTTCACTATCAGATTCATCATCAGAATCAAATTTAATCAAATCAAAATTTGAATAATATCTTTCATTTTTTTGCTTTTTATTGAGTATTAAAAGATGATTATATTTTTTTTTAAAACTCATTTTAAATACTTCTTCAACTTCTTCTTTATTTAAATCAGCCATAAGCTCATCAACTATACAAGCTTTCTCTTTCTGGTTCTGTATAACACTTCTTAATAAAAAAACAGAACTTGTATTAATTCTAAATAGAATTGACAATTGATTAAATTTTTGACTCATAATCCAAATACTTAAAGAGCCACCCTTACCATCTCCCTTATTTAAAATATGTCTTCTATTCAATATACAACGGGTGAGATAGTCTGATTCTTTATTATTTTTTAATGATTTTATTACATCATCTAATATTATTAATACATTATTACCTTCTTGGTCTTCTTGTTCTATTTCAATAATATTTTTCATTAATTCATCACTATATTTACTAAATATTCTATCTTCATTTAAATTTAATTTGTCTAATGGCAACGAAGCTAAAGATGCAGATATTAAATATATTTTGTCAAATAGCTTATAATAAGCTCTGCTTTTTTCTGGATGCTTTTTAGTAGGATGACTACATAATAATTTTAATACTAAACTTGTTTTACCTGATCCACTGGCTCCAACAAAAAATGAAAACATATTAATAGGTTCTAAGGGCGGTGTGGGTATATAAGGCAAAGTTGATAAATCATCAACATTTTGCTTAACTAAATCAAAATTTTTTAATTTTAAATTATCAATAATTTTCATTATTTATATAATAGTTATAATATTAAAATTTCAAAATTATTTTCTAATATATTAATATAAATATGTCTTTAACTGATTCATTACCGCTTTCTATGAGATATTCTATAACTGGAAGTGACGCAATCCCAACCAAAACTACATTATCACGATTCGATTCGACTAGCTCTTCTTACAATAGTGCTTCTAATAATAAAATATTAATACCAATTTCGGCTGGTGATAAATTTATAGATACATCAAAAGGATATTTATATTTTAAAGTTGCCTCAAACCATACAGACGCTGATGGAGCTAACAAAGCAGCTTTAGTAGGCAATGGTGCAGCAATCATTGAAAAACTAGAAATAGCTGTAGCAGGTTCTTCTGGCAAAGTAGAATCAATTGATAATTACAATGTATATCACTTATATGATGAATTATGGA